GCCACTTCCACCGCCATCCCAATTGAGTAAGCTTGTGCCGCCTGATGTACGTAAATTGCCACCCAATATTGATTGAGCATAATAGTCAGGAGCAACGAATTTAGTATTGGCATTGATTGTAGTGCCTGTAATCGTATTAGGTGTAGTGCCACCAATAACAGGAGGGCTAGATAAGTCTAATGTGCCACCAAGTGTCAATGAGCCTGTAGTTGTTACTGTACCGCTTAAGCTAATACCTGATACTGTGCCTGTGCCTGATACTGAAGTAACAGAACCTGACCCCTTACCATTAAAGGTATTCCAGTCTGTGCTGGTGAGGTATCCTGATACGCTTGTCGTAGCAGCAGGCATAGCAATCGTTGGTGTTGTACCGCCTGTAGATGTCACAGGGCTTGTAGCACTTACAGAAGTTACATAAGTGCCAGCAGGTTGAGCGCCAACGTCACTATACGTTAGTACAACAGCGCCTGTTTTACCATTTACAGATGTTACAAGGTCAGTATTGTCTACCTTTTCCCATACAGAGCCATCATAAACAGCCCAGTCACCAATTTGCCAATCAGTAATGCCATTAAGGTTAGTTGTACCAGCCACGCTAACAACGTAATAATAGCCTTTTGTGCCAGCACTAGACACCAATGTAGGTGTGTTGGTTGATGCGTTCCATGTGCCTTGATAGCTTAATGCGCCTAATACAGCAGCAGGTAACTGACTGATAGGCACTTTAGCGCTTGAGTCAAGCGTAGCAACACCGTTAGCAGCACCAGCAGTTAAGTAAGCAGCAGAACCTAATGAGCCTGGTTGCACAGCAGTATCAGCTTTAGCACCTTGAGCAGCAGTCGCAAAGCTAGAAGCGTTATAGCCACTATCTTTAATCAACTTACCTGTTGTCATGTTGAATGACGCAAAGTTATTAGCAACAGCAAAAGCTGGACCAACTACATTACCATTAGTTACTTCTTCAGATGGTAAGTCTAGGAAGATTTGCTTTGTACCTGATGCAAAGTAAACTTTAGCGCCACCATTAGATGATGACAGTACAGTATCACGAGTTAACTTATTACCTGCCGTGACATAAGTACCAATACCTACTTCCCAATCACCTGTAGGCGCACCTTGGTCATCAATCGCTACGATTGTGTAGTAAGTTGTATTGCCACCACCAATTGTTGAGAATGGTTGATAGCCTATTACAGCACCACTTAAGTTTGCATCACCTGTACCAGCGACAGGAGTCGTTTCTAATACTCTATCTGCTAGAACTAATGCCATTATTGAACTCCGATAATTTTTCCGTCAGCTCCACGAACTACTTGCTTCGGTTTAGTTAATTGCTGTACCAAGTTTTGATGTGCAGCTTGTTGTTGCATCATTAAGTCTTGATTGTGCTGTGCTTGAGTAGCGACCATCATGCCCAAGTTCTGATTAATTGCCTCGACCAAGCCTGATAATGCAGAAGTTGGTTGTTCAATGCCATCAGGGGTGACTTCTGTAAGCGTTTCCTGCTCTTTAGACGCATTAATATCAAGTGACTTAAGGTGTAGGTCAGTTTTAGCTGCAATTTCAGCCACAACGACTTTAGTATCGTTATCGAGCTGTGTTTTCCACTTATCAAACTCAAGTTTCTGATTCTCAAGTTGCATACGCATTTGCTCAAGTTGAGCTTCCATCTGCATTTTTTGAGCTTCAGCTTGCGCTCTCATCATTTCAGGGGTTGGAGGTTTAGGTTGAGGATTTGCTTGCGCTTGTGCTTGCTTTTCTTTCTCTGCATCAGCAAAAGTATCAAACTCGCCTTCAAGTGTACGACCAACCCGGAAACCTTGAACGCCAAACTTCAATAAGTCCATCAATAATGGTGTTAATTCTGGAACTTGTTGAGCGCCTTGAATAGCTTTTTCGATGAAAGCGCTTGTAGATTGCATAAACTCTACACGGTCAGCTTTTTCTTGTTGTTCATCAGCATACAACATTGAATCAGTAGCAACTTCTACACGGAATGTACGCATAGGATTGTCTTTTAACAATGCCATTGCTTGAGGAATCATTGCTTGGTCAGTTGGACTTAACAATGAACCGCCACCAATCTTGTAGATTGTTTCTGGTTGGAAGTGTTGGCAAATAATTTGCGCTTTAATACGCAAGATTTGTGAAGCAAAGCGAGCTACTTCGTCTTGGTATGTCTTTAAACGTAATGTAGCGTATTGACCTTTAATCTGTTGAGCAGTAGCTGTTTCAGAAGCTACAGATGCACCACGAATAATGTCAGAGATACCTGTAATATCGTAAATTTGTTGCTTAACTTGACCCATCGCTTGATAAGCCATGTTAAGTGCAGCAGCAATAGGTTGTAAGTCTACGAACTGAACTGAACCACCAATGCCACCTTTTTCAGCGAACGCAGCATAGTTCTTAACAGGGATAAGCGTATTGTTATCACCTTCAGTAAATAAACGGCCTAGGTCAGCATTTGCAGCGTCATAGAAGCCACGAACCTTCATTGCGTCTACTAGACCCTTAATACGGTCAGCAAGCGTGTCTAATTCGTTAGCTTGGTCTTGATATAGCGTGAAGTCAGGTACAGGAACTAATGACTCATTAGTCAATGTAGAGTAAATAGGTTCTGGGCATGGAAAAAACTCCTCTAATTGTAAAGGGTCATCACGCTTGTCAAGGATTTTACCCATTGACTTGCTAATCCAATATACGCACTTCTTATCACGACACCATACTTCATAGATGAGGGCTTGTTTTACCGTGCCTTCTGTCATCTTTGTACGAGGTTCGTCAGGTGATGCATCTAATGGAATCTGTTTCCATAGCATGTCAAATTGGTCTTCAGGAAAACGCTCTTTCAAAGCATCACGGTCCATGTAGACTCTACGCCATACACAGTTTATGTCAGGCCATGTACGACCATAGCTATGACCAAAGTCACGCCAATGCACGTAATCAACAGGTGCTTGCTCGATGTCTAGGTACTCACCTTCAGATTCTGTAGCTTCGTCATCTTCTGACACTTGGAACTGTTGCGATTCAATCACAGGCTCGTAACGAATCCATGTTGTACCACGACCACCCAAGAAGCGGTCATAGACGCAAGCAGTCAATGCGTGTTGGAAGTCCTCTGAATGTGTAATCTCAAAGTCTAATGCACGTTCCAATAACATAGCAGCTACACGAGCTACAGAGTCATTGTCCTTGAACCTACGTGATACGTCAGGACGTGGCATACGGCTAAAAGTAGCAGCTTTAAGTGTTTGTACGTTAGCCCACAAGATATTGTAATGAGATTGAGCCGTTGTAGTTGTACGGTCATCACGGTAGCGCTTGAGAATCTTCTCAACACGACCTTCCCATTTAGCAAACTCTTTGTCGTATTGGCTAAACATGTCAAGGTACTCTTGTACCTCTGATGTCACCTCTGATACTTTAGCCATGAGTTATCCTTAAGCGTAAACTACTGTTGCACTCAATGTGCCACCAACAACAATGTAAACTCCTGAAGCAAAGCCAATAGGCATAGGAAGCCATGTGCCAGCAGTCAATGTTACTGTGTCTACTACTTTAGTAGATGTTGTAGTCGTAGCTGAATCATAAATAGTTACTGTGCCGCTTGATGATGATGACACTAGAATACCCAATAGCTTACAACCGATAGGTGATACGTTACCTGTTGCTGTGATTTGTTTATATCCACCTACATAAGATGCAATACCTGACATGTTAAATCCTTTTCATTTTTTGTTTAGGCTGACTAGCCCATAGTTCATTCAATGTGACATCAGTCTGACCAACGCTAATGCCTCTAATTGGTTTATCTTCCACGACTGGCTTAACTTCTTCTTTCCAGTTAATCGCAGCATAGCGCATAGAGTCAGCAGCATGAGAAGTCCAATCGTGTCTAGGTTTATCCCTAAACATTTTCTTATCCTCATCCCATTCACGTTGATATTGCTTGAGGGCTTCTACGCCATCATGACAACGCTCTTTGTCAAACCATGCTCTAGGCATCATCATACGAGTGGCTTGAATACCATCTTGCATTGATAAGCTAGGAGTGATTGCCATCTTTGTTATGCTCAAGTGTTCGGCTAACATTTCAATGACTGATTTACCACCAGAAGCTAATGTCTTTGCTCGTGCATCATGTGGTAGGAAGTGCGTCTTATACCTGTAAGGCTTACTTAAGACTTGAGCAGCATAATGTTCAATAGACTTCCCACTAGCAGAATAAAAGTCAATAAAATGCACTTCTCCGTGGATAACTTGGTAGAACCAAATAGCAGTATCGTCGCTATAACCCAAATCCCAAGCAGTATAAGTATCTGCATAATCATCGTATTCAACTCCTGTGATGCGACCATCTTGTTCAGCTTGATAAAGTTCACGGCCCCATATAGCGCCTGGCAATGCAGCATCAAAGTCGCATTCCATCTCTTGCCGCCAAGCATCCTCTGATAGCTCTTGCTTTAGTGATGCAACCTCTGACGCAGGTAAGATGCCCGATTCGTCTACAGTTATCTTTAACGCAAGCCAATCATCTGAATGACTCGCTCTGTCAAAGACTTCCCAAAACTGATTACGGCCTTTAGGCGTTCCAATAATGATTGCTTTACCTTGTCGGTCAGCAAGTGCAGGACGTACAACGTACTGAAACACAGTAGATTTCCAATCGCCATACTCATCACAAATAATGCTATCAAAGTAAAGGCCACGCAAACTATCGGCATTATCAGCACCAAATAACTGAATCCTTGCACCGTTCTTAAAGTCGATACGAAGTTCTGACTCATTGATGACTATTCCGCTTATGACTCTAGTGAATTGTTTGAAGTAATCCCATGCCACGCTTTTAGACTGTTTATAGAATGGAGCAATATATGCGCCTCTAAAGTCTTTACGCTTTGTCATCACAGCTTCTTTAATGAGCTGATTAACGCAAGCTACAGTCTTACCAGCTCTACGGTGTGCTACAACTACTGCCCATCGCTTCTTGCTTTGGTGTAGTGGCTGAAACGCATCACGTGGCTTATACGGTATCTCTATTCTTGCCATGCGTAGACTTCATGTTCTGCGTGCATATCGACTGTCTGCTCAATAGCTTTAAGGTCAGGCAATACTTTGTTTAGCAGCTTTAGTCTTGTTTCTGTTTTGAATTTTATTGCTTGTAACTCATCGTTACTAATAGGCATTTCTAATGTAGCGTGAATAGCCTCTATGTACTTTTGACCTTGTAAGAACTCTCTTAATGCTTCTTGTCGCTCTGCTCTACGCTTATCGCCATAGGAGATACCTGAAGTATTTGCGTTTTCTTTATTATTCAATGTGTTAGAGTTTTGGGCTTTCGTGGTCATGTATGTACATAAGAGTGGTCTTACGCCTCATAAAATTAGAATGTTATTTGTTGTATAATCCACGCAAAAACAACATAGGCTTGATAGCTTCTGACTGTTCCATTGTGGGTGTTCCTGCTGTTGGGTCACCTGATAGTATTCTTGCCATCATAGTAGCTTTTCTATACTGTGGGTCTGCATTAGCGTATGAACCTAATCCAGCTAGATTTTGTTCTTGTTCTCTAGTTAAGCTTACGTCAGGCACGCCATTTTGATTCATGTATAAGCGAGCAGCTTCATTTACTTGAACAGCAGACTTTTCTTGTGGTGATAATTTTGAATATGGATTTAATACTACGTATTGGTCTTGAGTTGCCATGCCACCAACATGAGGGTTGGCTTTAAAATATTCATCTTCGCCAGGATATAAATCTCTAGTTCTTTTAAAAAAGTCTAATGGGTCTGGCATATCATTTACATTTTCATTAACGCACTAGCGAGCTTTTTAGGGTCTTTCTTTTTACCCTTGACACCTTCTGATGCCATCTTTGCTGCTGTGTTTTGAGGGATACCTACACGCTTGGCAACTTCAGCGGAGTGCGCTGCGGACTCAAAAAGTTTATGTTGCTGTAATGTGTAGGGCATATAGTTATCCTAAGAATAAAAAAAGGCCACGTTTTAAGTGACCTTAAACTTCACGGAGATGAAGTAATGTAAGAATGGAACGAATAAACGCACCTCTGCTTACTGTTTAAGATATTACCACATTTTTTACTTTTTGGGAACCCCCTAAATAAAATATATTATTTAGCTTTATATCCTATGCGATTTAATTGATAACCAATCTCTTTTGCTATGTCATCACGCTTACCAATGGCAGCAAAGGCAGGGATTCTGCTAAAGCCACCTGACTCTCTGTGAAAGTATATCTTTTTAATAATAGGATATGCTACGCCTTCAATAAAGATGTTGCATTCTAGTACATTTTTAATCTCATCGTTAATGTCAGTCATCAGTATAAGTTCTTTTCTTTTAACTTACGTTGTAGCATCATTAGCGCATTGTCATAGTAATACTCTAGCACTCTGGTATCCATCATCGACTTTTGGTCAAGGAATATAATATATATAGCGTTTTTTTGCATTATAGGCAAATCATCAATAGCTTGATCTACAGTTTTAGCTGATGAATAATCTAAATCATCTTCTAAATCTTCAAAAGAACTAATGCCTCCAGACATAAATCCAGTTGCTTTTGTTTTAAAGCCTAATTTATTATTGTCTGATTTCATATAATCACGCCATAAATCAAGATAATAACTGACTCGTCCTAAATCCATTATTCATCCTCTAGTTTAATTTTAAATTCAATAAATCCATCATTTTTATCAGGCCATTCACCTTGAAAACTAAACCATTGACGATATTCTTTTATAGGTGATTTAGGATATCTTTCTAAAATTTCATAACCATCTGCCCAAGCATGAATAAATTTTGCAAATACATGTGGTTTCATACAAAACTTTCATATTGATTTAATATTTCACCTACGTTTTCATGCTCAACTAATACAACTACGCATTTACCGCCTTTAAGTATTGGTCGTCTTACCAACCATATAAAATCTATTTGCTCATCATCTTCAAATACTCCAGCTTCCATTAAAGCGTCTGTTGTTTGTTTTTCATAGTTTCCAATATCACGACGACGTCGATCAGGTGGATATAATGCAATAAACATTGCTAATCTTCCATGTATTTTAGCTTTAGCATCAACTACAATATCTTGAACTTGCTGCCTAAATAATTTTGTTGGTTTAGACATAAACTTACGTCCATTACCATAATGATGACTATGATTTGTACTTGGAGGCCAAGGAAGCGTTAATGTAATCATTTAACCACCAGCATATTATGCTCAATAAAATGTCTAATAGTCAGCCTGTGCGCTAACTCCCATATTTCTCTACGTCCTTCTTTGCTTAAGTCTTTACCATTGTCTAATTCATGGTGGCATTTACTGCATAGACTAGCTACCATAGCATCACTTGCCTTAATTCCTGTACCTTTACCATCACGCTGCTGATTACTATGTGCTGCACATACCGTGCCGTCTGACCTTCCACATGATTGACATGGTATTTCACGGCATAATTCTAATAATTTTTTATTGCGATAGTTTGCCATTGTCCCAATCCATTAAATATTGCTTATATTGATTTATTGAATTACCTAACACAGTACATGGTCCTTTAAAATTTACTTTAAAAAATTTATCTACAATCATACCATTATCTGTATTACCCCATACAATCAATACTGTAAAACTAGGATTTTTAGATAAAAATCTTAATAATAATTCTTGACCATACATTGGCTTTTCATTTGGTCCACGTTTCCATTCACATATTAAAAATCTATTACCTGATCTTAATATCATATCAATATCACTAGGTGATTTAGTGCCAAACAATCCTTTTAGTTCAGTAAAATCAATATGTGCTGCATTAGGATTACGCATCATAATAATCAATCTTGTAAATAAATACCGCGTTCTGCAGCAAAATGTTCAACTCTATTCATAAAATCATTTAATTCATCTACAGTTAAATCAGCAGTACCACGCAAACTGTAAATAGTTTTACCATTACTTTGAACTTCATTGTATCCAAGCCATCTATCTTTCATAACAATTTTCCACCACATAGCATGATGTAATAAACCATCTGCAGTTTTAATTTTTTCAGATATAGCTTGAAATAATAAATGTAAACGATTATTTTGTGGTAATGATCGTCTTGGAACGCTTCCGCAATACTGACATTGTTTCTTTTGGTTTTTGTTTTGTTGGCACATGTGGAGTAACCTCTTTATAAATTACATCTTCATATTTTAATAACCATTTTTTACTTTTATGTAACTTACCATCACTAGTAGTTACTTTCCATTCAGCATCACCAAACTGTTTGTAAAACTCTGTGTCCTCAAAGCTCATACAATATCCCTATAAGATAAGCCATGTTTAATAGTATAAATAGAACATAGGCTTCGATTGTAATTAAGTGCTATAACCTTAACAGGAACATTGTTGTTAAGCAAATGTTTTATTTCACGCACTTTTTCTAAAGATAATGTAACTGGTTTAGGTACGTTAATATTTTTAACAAACATAGGAACTTTATCCATTTTTATTCCTTAATGCTTGTTCAATAGCACGAATAAAGTCAATTATAAATCCATGAGGTTGTGGATTTATGTTTGCTTGAAAATACATATCAATAATCTCATCATCCGTTAATCCTTGCCATTGATGAGGGTGAGTGTAGAGTTTATCTCCATCTTTAGGCATATTACTTGATGGAAAAATTGAACCCATAACTGCTCCTTCATGCCATGACACTA